GCAAGGGTAGTGTGATCCCGCTTCACCAATTCCCCAATAAGCCAGTTTCTGTTGCGAGGTACTGGCAAACCCCAAGCAGGGTTTTAAGCTGCTAATGCATACTCATTAAAGTTTGCTTTTATGTTTAGTTTAAAGTCTTTGGACTATCCTCTCCAGCACGATTTCTAGTCAGCGGTCAATCCTAATTTTGGCCCCTTATAGGTCTATTTTAAAACTGGTGGAGCCACTCGGTACTGCCCCGAGGTCCCTACTGTTTACTTTCATTACCTTCATCAAGAATCTTTTTACCCATTATAGTATCATTGAAGAATATCCAATTTAATCCATATCCAATTAAACAAGTTCTTTTGTTTTCTAATATGGTCATAAACAAACTACCTTTGTTTGTCTCTTCGTTATATCCAAATGATAGTAATCCTATCATATCTCCTGTTTTGTCAGCCCCATATCTGATTTCTCCTACCATAATTGGGGTTTCACCAAAATTATTAGTAGAAGTTGCAAACATATATGATGTCTCAGCACAATATACTGGTATCATTTGTTCTGATAAACCATTATAATTTTCAGATAAACCATTATGATTTTCAGATTTTAAGTTTTTGTATACTAAAGTAAATAATGCGACTATTATAATAAATCTAATTATATTTTTAATCATCTAATGTAAAGTTTTTATTAAACTCTCCTATTGCTTCTTTAAGTAAAGGCAAATAGGTTTGCTTATCTTTTTTAAAAACTTGTACACCACCATCTTCGGTGACTATAAGGATTACAACTTGATCGATTTTTCCAGAAAATCTTTCTTCATACATTTCACAATAAGCAGAACCTTGAATGAAATAGTTTTCTATCCATTCTTCTTTTTTTTCTTTCGTAGATGTTTTAAAATCTATGACAGATAATTTACCTTCATATTCTGCAATACAATCGACACGACCAGCAACACCCCATGCGTCACTATAAAGACCGCCTTCTTGCATTACTATATTATTTATGTTATCTAGTTCAGGTTTTAATAAAGTAAACAGAGCAACAGGTAATACATCTTGTTTAGATAGTTCATTATTGTTTAAGTAATCTTCGACTAATTGATGAACTGCTGTGCCTCGTTTGGCAGCACTTCTCATTATTTGATTTGCTACATCGTTACCAACAGATTCACGCCACTTAGCAATACCTTCATTACCTTTTCCAGACAATACTGTAGTAATTGAAGGATACTTATTACCTTCTGGTGTTATATAAAATCGTTTACCTTGAATAGTTTGAGTAGTAACATCTGGTAGAGTAAGTTTAGGATTAAACTTAGACAAATCAACATGATTGAATGTTTTCATATCGTACCTATCTTGTAAAAATGTGTTCATTTGATTCATAATATTAGTATAACAGATTTACTTGATAAAGTCAAGCGCTAATTCTAAAGTTTCATCAACTCGTCTGGTCCATCCTTTACCAAAAGTGCTAAATGTTTTTAGATTTTCATAATATGTTTGTCTGTTACCTTGATATTCTTCAATTGCGTCTTGAAGGCCTTTATCGTCAATATAATCATTTAATTTCTTTAATGTATTAGGTCCGATACCACCATCTGCTGTTGTGCCGATTTGTGTTTGTAAGAATTTAGCAGCACGACCAGGTCCTGCATTAATACCAAAATCAAATACACATAGGTCTAAACCATTAGGCAAATCATCACCTTTTAATTTGTCCCAATAATTCTTTTTGTAAATAGGAGAAACATCTTTGACTGTTAAGTCTTTCATGTCTTTTGTGCCACCCCATTCTTCATAAACTCTTTTTGTAACACCCAAGTTAGTTTCACCGCCTGGGTCTTTAGGATGGTTTACATAACCACCTTCGTGATGTAGTATTGTTTCTAAACATTTTTGCCAATTATCTTTCATTGTTATCCCCTTGTAATTTGTATTATCTTTTTAACCTGATCTTCAATAACAGCTGCTCTATTCGGCCAATGAATATAAGCTTCAGGTGATTTTGCTAACTTGATTAATAGTGGTATGATAAGTTTTTCTAACTTAGCAAACTTCTCTTTGCTTTCTTTATTAATATTATCTTTTCTTAAATCATACTCATCATCTAATTGTTTCTTTGTAATCTCTAATTCTGTTTCGTTCTTTTCTTTAATTTCATTTTTTGTAGAAGAAATTAAAGATTTAATCTGATCTAATTTACCTTCTAATCTAGAAACAACTTCGCTAGACACCGCCTTGGCAGTAGATTCTGCTGATTGTTTAACCACTGCTTCTGTGGCTTTTGTAGCTTCTTGTTTCGTTGTTGAAGGTTTCTCAGCAACTGAAGAAAAACCCCAATCACCTTCTGTATCGAAACCTTCTAAAAAATCAAAGTCTGCCATATATATCCTTTATGAAGTCCGCGGAACTTCTTTAATGATACATTATCGGATTGACTACTCAACTTACTCACCATTTTCTGGCTTGTTGTAGTGTTCTCGATAGTATCAGTTATATTTATCTTCCTCCGCCTTTTAAAAGACGTTTTTTGTGCTTATTTCGTACACTTTCTACCTGTGTATCAGAAACACTTCTTTTACTACCATATTGTTGTGCTAATGGGCTATTTGGGTGTGCTTGTGATATCTTAGATAATGTTTCTTTCCATCCATTATCCGTTTTACTATCAATTGAACCAACGCTTGACACAATGTTCATTTGAGTGGGAGGTAGTAATTCAATATGTTTCTTCTTTTTAAATTTTTCCATTTCAGATATGGTCATTAAATCTTCCCATACTCTCTTTGTGTTATGGTCTTTAAATCTATATGTTGGCATTTTTATTCCTCACTTTTATACTTATCTTTTACAATACCGTTAATTTTAGAATCATCATAGGCATCTTTTCTAATTGGGTTGCCATCAATAGATTGTTTAAACCCAAAACTTCCGTAGTCTCTTGAATCTGGTAATGTTTCCCACCACTTACCATGAAATTCTTTATTATCATTATAGCCATCAGAGCCACCATCTTCTAAGTAGATATACTCTTGATATCTTTTATCAGCATGAAATCTGAATGGTACTTTATCTAATCTTTTTTTAACTGGCATCTTTTATTCCTTCACTAAACCATACTGGTACAGGTCTAGATGTCCACTTAGCAAAATAAGCCTTTGCTTCTATATAGTAGTTTTTATATGATTGAATGCTGTCACCAGGTACAATACAATTAGGATAATGTGACATTGCAGGAGGTGGTTCTACCCAACCATTGTCTTGTAAATTATTAGGTGCCTTTCTTAAAAGGTCTTTAAGCAGTTTAATCGTACTGTGTTCTTTTTTATATCGGTGTGTATATTCTCTCCCAAGCTCGGTGAACAACGAGTACAACCAGTCATAGTGTTGAGAAGAACTCCTAGTCCATACAGCACTAGGATGATTTTGATGACACGCTTTATAGATTGTATTCTCTTCATTTGAATTTTCTAATTTGTATCTGGTTACTTTTCTTCCTGTTTTTGATTTCCCGATATATTTAGCACCATCCATCATTCTTTTTGCTGTTGATAATAATTGTGCATACTCTACAATCATCTTTACCACATGCTTATCTACATGAAGTTCAGCAGCAATCTTTGGGTCTTTATTCAAATAAAATATATTCATAATCTATATACTATCATTTTAAAGTTCTTTTGTCAAGCACTAACCCTATTTTCATTAGTTCCTGTAGTTTATCCATCCATATTCTTTTATATTCTATATCACTAGTACAATCACACATTTTTTTAAGATTTGAAACTCTATACCAAAACAGTTTCGTAGGGTCATTTTCTAATGGTCTTTTCATATTATATTTCATATACACCTCTCAAATTAAATTTTATTATCGTTTTCACTAAATCGGTATAGTTTTTTTTACTAGCATACTTATCTAGATGATTCGCCATAAGAATAGGATCTGGTTCTTCACCATTCTCAATAGCAGTATCTCTTACATTTCTTAAATCTTTGAATACAGATACATTATTCAAGATATGTAAATAATCAACAACACTTTCACACTTACTTGTATATGATTTTACACCCCACCCTGGCCATTCTGTCCATGGTATAGGTAAAAGATATGGTTCATCTTTATCCCAAGTTCTTATACCAAATAAATTATTACCTTCATTAGCAAATCTACTTTTACCCCAACCAGTTTCAATAACAGCCTGAGCAATAACTAACTCATTAGGTATACG